TAGGCGGCGTTTCCAAAACGCCGCCAGTTGAACTCAGGAGTTTCCTCCTGGATCGACAGCGTATTATCCCAACAAGAGGTTACGCATTTCCTCGAACGATAGGATGGGTGATCATGCCTGACCACACACCTACCGTCCCTAACGTGACCAGCGAGATAGGCCAGCATCATCCCTTGCGGGTTGAAGCTAACTTTTCTTGAGTCGCACTTACCAAAGAAGGAGATCTCAAACAATTCCCCTACGCAATAACCAGCCGGCTCAGCCTCCCACCTATAGTATATATAGGAATTATTGGAGTCGAGCTTGAGCTGGCGCCGCGAAAAGAAACTCAACGGTATGCGAATACCGCTGGCCGAACTTTCGTGCATCGGGACCCACCTAACGTACTTGCCCAACCTCTTCACGAGGTATTGGACGGCGCGCCTAAGAGGAATCCCGGTTCGGGAAGAGAATAAGTTTAACTCATTTACGACACTGATCGCATCTTGCGGGGTATCGAGCGTCTTAACGTAGACGCCCCGAATATTAACACCGTTTAGGTGATCCTGGCCGCAAGACTCGCGAAAGTTGCCTTCATTAAACGACTTGTCCTCATTGATTTCAAATCCCAGGTGATTTAACAACTGAACGAGATCGCGATAAACACGCGAATCGCCAGCGATGTCGTCACCAAAGACCCCGAAATTACCCCACTCTTTCCCATGCGGGAAGATGGGGACGATACCTCGAAACCTGTAACAGGCCAAGAGGGCGGAGGCGAAGATAGCCGTTTGCAACGGGAACGTAAATCCATTTCCCATTGTTGATACCATAGCTAGTGGTACCTGAAGACCGTAGGCGGGGATTACAACCCCTGTCGAGCGTCCGAAGTGCAGTATGCTATTGATATACCTAGGAAGGTATGTCTCACACATCTTAACACTTATAGAATCGGAGGCACTAGACAGGTCACAGGTGAAAATCTCTCCTGTGATACTACCGAACCTACTAAGACGGCGGTTCTTAGCCGCTTGGCGCTTTAGGTCGATTCCGAAGAATCGGGCCAAACGTTTCTCGATTGCACCACCTACTCCCAACTGGTAAACCATACTAAGGGTAGGCTCAATGCAAATGGAACGAGAAACAACGTCATTTTTCGCGACGAAGGATAGTCTACTCACATCACTAT